ACCATCGGAGATGCTCGGCACCAAAACAGAAAGAGCGATCATAACATTGACCTTAGTACAGGGTATGTCCGCGCTCTCGATCTCGATGCTGATTCTTTCCCATAGAGTTTACTTAAACAACTCATCTGGTATTTATCATCTACTAATACAGCTGCATATTCTTTGATAGTTAATTGTTTTACGACATCAGGTGAACCTGCGTAAGCAGGTGTAAACAGAGTTATCCCAATAGCAATTAGCACCGAGCGACCTACCCGGCTCACCGGGTCGCTCTGAAGCCTTGATGGCTTCTGCGAAGTTAGCGTACCATCGCTGTCAAATCCATTTGTATAAGTGCTGGTCAGATCGGTGTTTCGTTTCATTGATGTCCCCAACCTGTTCCCTTAAAGGTAATGCCAAAGGTGCCATAAACGCGGCTCATTGACTCCCCACAACATAACGGATCAGCTTCCTCATGAATGGATCTCTCCATTTCTAGGCTGATTTGGCATTTGACGCATTTGTATTCATAGATCGGCATACTAAGCAATCCTTTCCTTCAAACGTCCAGCCTCCACAGCCTGAACATCTAATCGGTACATCTGTCGGTACTACCTGGTATAACAATGGCATAAGGTCTCCCACTTTCATAAATGCCAGATATTGACTTACATCCTCACCCTGCCCATTACATCGCATAATGACCATTGGCAGTTTATTAGCTGCATTTGATTGAGCCTGTTTGATCCAAGCCAAGGGTTGAAAGTCTGCTCTAGCCTTAACCTCGATGCTGAGAGTTGGGATGTTGAGAATGTCCTCACCTTGCCTCCCAGCCCCGGCGGTATCGGCGTACTGCCACCATTGTTTTAGATACTCGGCTATGACCTTTTGAGTGCGATAGCCTCGATGCTTTCTATGGTTAGCCATTGTTTTTAACTTTCAGCAGCTTAATTTCCAAAACTTTGTCTTGATGTTCTTTGCTGCCATGTGTTAAATCAAAGGCATCAATCAATTTTTGATTGTCTGTATTCAATTTTGATCCGCATCCGCATTGGATATGTGTTTGGTTAGCCATTGACTGCGTGGCATCTCTTGCAAGTCCAAGTGGCATTTGCTGGAGCATCTGCATTCTCGACTTTAGCCAAGTGCGCGATGATTACTTCCTCATTGCATAATTGACAAGATACCGACATTGACATCAGATTCATCCATTGACCATTGACGTTTACTTCAACAAATCCCATTATTTGCCTCCTCAAAACAATCTAAAATGTATTGTCGAACAGATAAAACAAACGGATACTCGGCTGAGTTCTGCCATCTTTTGATAACTTCTATTTCGTCGCTGACACTACGCAATGCATCATTAAATCCATCGCGATAAGCTTCCTTGTACATGAAATCAAGAGTTTTATTCATCATGCTCTCGCCTTCTGCTTCTCCCATTTGCCCGATGAGGCAAGGTTGTACCAACGCGTTGGGCAGTTTTGAGCCGGTGCTACGTTTCCACCTGGGCAAAAGAATCCGCCCCAAGCGCGTCCGTTCTTTTCGCCTTCTTTCCATTTCATGTCACCATGCTCGCACTCCTCATGGTTCTGGACTCCCAGAATGTTCTCAACATTAGCGATAGCCTCAGCTGCGCTAATAGCAGCAGGTTGTTCTGGATTACCGTAGATCGGCTCATTTGACCAAGGATCAACCTCAACAGGTTTAGCAGCTAGCGCTTCCTCTTTTGTTGCATAACTTGGTACTTCCTTAGCCTTTGCAATGTCCTTTGCTGATAGGCGTTCGACCTTACTCATTTCCTCTCGGGAAGGACGAGGTTTGCCATCTGAATGCTTTGAGATGCCTCCCGTGTGAAGCGCTCGCCCAATCGCGCTGCTCTCGCAGTTTTCCACAAAACTAGTTGAATTAACACCGCGATCAGTACTTCTCTCCTCCGCGATCCCGGTCGCAAACGCAACGCCATCAAGGAAAGTCTTATATATATACGCTTTAACAATGCATCGATCATCTGTAATTAACTCGATTTCTGTCGCGATGCGACCATCTGGATAAGCCTTCCAAAACTTCTCTAGGCGCTCATCGACTGTTTCGTAGTTTGCTAGATTAAACACTTGGTAACTCCTCTTGTTTCATTAGATACTCGGTTTGCTCCGGTAATGACCAAACAGTACCGTCTGCCCATGTCTGAACCTCAATGGCGCAGCTGTTGCAGTAGTGTCGGCGTGTGCCTTGACTACGTGGATGGTTACTAATAACCGTGTAACTTGCAGCCTTTTGACCAAGTATTGAATTAGTCCCAAAACGGACTTTGCAGTAATCGCACCAAACCCCAGGAGCTGCTTTAATAACTGTCAAGGTCAGTCCAGTCAGTTGATGCAATCTGTCCAGCGAGCGCAATGTATGCTGCGCCGTCCTTGTAACTGTCTTCGTGCTGGCTTGTCTCTTGTAAGCGTGAGATTTTGACAAGTGCCATACAGATTGCGACTTCGTGAGGCTCGATGTTGCGTTCAAGATAGGCTGACCAGAGTTTGGCAATTCGAAGGTGATTGAGAGCTGCCAAGCCGTAATCTTTACCGCGGTCTGCGATGAGGTCTTGGGCTTCGTTAAGGATGTCATTAGCGCGCATTAACACTCACGCGCTGACTGTTCTTGCCAATCGCCAAGCCTTCTCGCTTGCCCTCTGTAAAGCCTTTGCCCCAGCCGACGATAAACCATAAAACATTAGCAATTAGTAATAAAACAATTACTGGTACTTGTAGATCCATTTCTTTGCTCCCGTTCTTGTAACCATTGTTGGCTACAGGATTACGGTCTCACATCTGGCAGACAATTACACGTTAATTTTGATAACGAAACGGTAACGATTTAGCCCCAGCGTTTGCCCTGGTAGATGAATGATCCATCTTTTGGATCGATTGGAATGAGTTCAGGTGTGAAGCGCTTACCATGCAAAGTACCTACGACAAAGCCCATCTGCCAGTTCGCATAACCCTTTGTGTAGCCCATACCCGGGCTTGAAAGGTCTACTAGGTTGCCAACCTCAACTCCCCATACAATGCGCCCATAGCGCCCTCCAGAGGCTTCTGAATGGGCTGATAGCCCTAGTCTGTGAGTGTGTCCTGATACGACTGACTTGCCCATACGCATAGCACCATTCAGGGCTGTTTGTCCAGGCTTATTTGATAATGGGAAAGCGTCTCCATGGCAAGTATGCCAACCTGGAGCAAAGTCAAAGCCATTTGGATGGTACTTAATACCTGCCTTGTCATAGCCCATAAACTTGTCATAGCGCAGCTCAGGCAGATTCATAAATGCCGGTAGTCTGCGAGACAAAGATTTGTAAACACGCGCTCCATGATTGGAGCCAACTACGTCAGTAACGCCCAGGTATTCGAGAATCTCTAAAGTGAGTTTGCGATCCTCATCGATGTTGCCTTCGACCTCTTGCCAAGGTTGAGCGAATCCACCGAGTTGAGGTAGATCAATCTCATCACCAATGCAAATTGTTTGGTGAGGCTTGTAAGCCCTTAAAAACTTGCCTAGATTCTTGACTGCTGCTTCATGAAAGAACGGTGCTTGAATGTCTGAGATCCAAGCAATTCGTTTGACTGTCATTAGTCCTCGTCGTCGTCCTCATAGTCACCGAACCGCTCTGGGTCGATAGGATCTGGCAAGATCCAATGCGGGTAAGCCTGAGGTTCTGTAATCATAAACATTGCTACATCCTCAGCAAAACCTGCTCGTTTTAAGCTGCAGAAATACTCATAAAGCCCAATGCAGTAAGCATCAAGTTTTGAGTAACCTTGCTCTTCTAGCGCCTTAGTTGGTTTTCTTGCCATGTGGATAAGTGTCCCTTACTTCTTTAGAAGTTCCATCATCTGCTCTTGGCGTGTCTCTATTCTTGCCAATCGGTCAGCGAGAGATGATCCACCATTCGGCGTAAGAGTCCACAACCAACCGCGAACCAGATAACGCAAACCGCCAATAACAATAGCAAGCGTCGAGAAAATAGCGAGAACGAGTCCCGCCCAATCATTTGCCGTCACCGTAGCCCATAGCCTTCATCCTTAGGATTCAACCAACGCAATACCGGTGGAATCGTTGCCAACGCACCAGCGTAAGCGATGTTCTTTAGATCAGTCTCGCCGGCAGCGACAAGTGCAAGAGCAGCTGTTAGGAACGCTCTGCCCCAACTTGCTAGCATCTTTTTCAGGTCCTGTGTCATCTGTTCCTCCTAGTAACGGGATGTTAAAAAACGCTTGATTCTCATCCCCAGCCTTTGTAAAACTGATGTGGATGTGCTTGGTGTGTGGATTAACTCCGGTGTATTTGCGCCAACGCCAGAGGCTTCTAGCGCTTGCAATCTTTTTGTTAAAGATAACATATGCAATGCGTTTATCTGTTCGGGCTGCAATTCGTATCTGGTCGGCAATGTAAGCAGCTGTAGAGGACGATTTGTCGAAATCAGCATCGAGATCGAGAGCGCGGACATACCCTGTACTAAGGTCAATGTTATGATCGCTCTTTCTGTTTTGGTGCCGAGCATCTCCGATGGTGCCGTCAGAGTCACGCTTTCTGTCAGGATAAGCATCGTCTGCCTGTTCTCTTAATTGAACAACCGACTTAGATAATTTTGGTTTCATCCAAGTAATGCAGCAACTTCATCAGCAGTTAAACCAAGTTTATCAAGAATTATTTGGCGATTTGTGGCTTTGGTTTCGGCTTCGGCTTTTTTTGTTTCATCAGCCGCTAAATCCGCCTGATATTGTGCAAATTCTTCATCAGTCATTTCACGATCAATGATTTCATTAGTTTCAAGGTCATGAATTCTTGTCATTGGTTTTGTCATTATTTTACTCCATAAATGTAAACTGTTCCGCCTGAATAGGTAGAACCGTTGCTAGTAAATGTCATTGAAGTTATTGCTGAAGTTGAACGATAAGTTGCATTTGAAAAAGCAGCGGCGGAAGCCGTTGTGTTTGAATAAATTGCAGCCATTTTCCACGTGCTTGTGTTTGTGTAATTTTTCAATTCTAGAATTTGAATTCCGCTATTGCTAGAAGTCGCTAAATTTGAATTTCCGATTGGTATTCTGTTGAAATTCTCACTAACGCTACCCGTGAAAGTTCCACCGCCACCTGCTGCAGCATAAAAACCAACGCGGTCATAGATAGAAGTGGTATCGGAATTAAAATAAACATTGTTTTGGTAACCACCGGCTGCGACATAAGCACCAACAACCATCACAAATAGTTGTTGATAACTTCCTGAAATTGAAGAAATTGTGGTTGTTGAACCTGTCAATGTTGTCGTACTTAATAGAGTCATACTTCCTGAGACGGGGGTTGCCCATTTCATACCTGTTGCAGCGGTGCTGTCAGCCGTTAAAACTTGATCATTTGACCCAATTGCCAATCGGCTAAATGTATCTGCGGCTGTTCCAGCAATTAAATCACCTTTAGCATCAATAGCTGTTGCCATTGAATTTGTGATTGTGACATCGCCTGAAGTACCACCGCCTGAAATACCTGTGCCAGCCGAAACTCCTGTGATGTCACCTGTTGTTGCTGCTGTCCATGCAAAATCCATGTCAGTGTTTGATGCTTTTGATAGGATTTGACCTGTTGTGCCGCCTTTGAGATCAACGAAAGATGTATCAACGCCATTTAAAGCGGTGCGGATAGCAGCTGCGCCGTCTTTTACGAGATCGGTATCGTCGGGAGTTTCCCACCCGAAGTTAGTTGTCGTTGCCATGTTTCTCCTTATATCAGGCTACTATTGTAGCGTCAATCCATTCGAGTCCAGGGTTAATTGTGTTCCAAGATTCGGTAACCGGCACACCATTCCAGCGCATAGCCTGGAGGCTATAGGCTGTTGGAGATACGGTCAAGGTTAAGTACAAAGCGTTATAGCCAGCGCTAAAAGTCCAGCCTTCAACAAAGCCCTGAAACTCTCCGGCTGCTATGTTTGTAGGTAACTCAGTAATGTTTACTGGCATACCCATAAATACCTCTAGCAATGAATCGCGGTCTGAGTCATCGATTTCAGGGCTAGTAAGTGGGAAAGTAATGGACTTAAATTGTGCCTGAGGGAAGGCTCTTAGCGTCAGGTAAAACTCAGCCTGAGATAAGGCATCTGCCGTTAATTCTAATGATGTCTGAATGTTGTAAGCCTGTTGCCCATAAATAGCAATAGATTCTGCATCTGAGGCTGATTGCTGTTGCCCATTCTTATAAGTGATGGTCACATTATTGCGGACATCTCCAGAGCGTTTTGACGTACGAATACCGCGGGCAAGAGCATGGTTGCCAGTTAGATCCACATAACCATTAGCAGCTAAGTAAGTATTGCGCCTAGTACTATCGGCATACCCGATTCTGCCCTGTGCGTCCTCGTAGAGGTAACCGAGTCCAGAAGTAGCCAAGGCAGAGACCAAGCTGTAAATATCAGTTACGTTAGATGATCTAGCTGCTAATTCGTAATCACCTGGCTGATCGATATCTCCAAGTCCAGAGTTCTCAGCATCTGCCCAAGTTGTTGTTGCGTTGTAGGTCGCCCAGGTTGTAGCAGCTGGGACTTCATTCCAAGTATTGAATAACGCTTGGCTAAGAATTGTGTAGATTTGGTCTCCGTCAAAGTCCTTGCTTAAAACGCCCGTTGTGAGTGTTTTGGGCAGTTTGGACAAGGCACCCAAGGCAACTACCTTGATTGACTCTGAAATGCCGTTAGAACCCGCTTGGGTGACTTCTACATCGATATCAGTTACAAAGCCACCAAACAGATTTACAAAGGTGCCAGTTGAGTCCTTAACCCTGATTGTAATCTGGTCATTGATATCTATAACAATAGGTGACTGGTCAAGGTTTATAATCTCGACATTGCAATAACCGGCGTAAGGCTGAGAATAGATGTCTTGGCGACCGGATGTAATTGTCAGGTTGCTAAGCGTTAGGTTTGTGTAATCCCCACCGCCATTAATGGTCACTTGCCATTCTGGAGTCCATTGGCTCATGCGATTAGAGCCGATCCACCGCCACCGCCACCGCGGTAAGAGGATTCGTTAATAATCTCGACAATCTGACGTGCAACGCCTTCCTTGTCCAAGGCTCCAGTTACGTTGATGTTGTAAACAGGTGCCATGGAGGCAGATTCAGCAAGTCTGAAAGATCCAGCATTAAATGAGCCGATAGCCGTTGATGCTGTTGCAGCACTCGAAGCAGCTGAGGCTACTGAACTTGTACCGGATGTTGTACCAGATGTTCCGGTAGTTCCTATGTTGGAAATGTTTGGCGCCGTATAAGTTGGAGTGCTTACTTTTGGTGCTGAAACTGTTGGCTGAGTAAATGAAGGCTTAGAGATGGTTGGGATGTTAGGCAAGATTGGGATTGCGTTGTAAGCCTTGATAAGAGCATTAATGCCATCAATGGCTCCTGAAACAAGATTACGAATTACATTGATAACTCCGCCTACGATGTCAATAACTCCACCGGCAATCTTTGCCACGAATGAAATCGCTCCACCAAGGGCAACGGTAAATACTGGCACCAGGTAATCAACGATAAATGATCCAAGTGCCTGGAAAGACTCCTTATTGTCATCAATTGCTTTTTTAATTGGATCAAAGAGTTTGGCAAACTTCTCAAAGCCAGGTACGACCTTTTCAATAATGATCTTGATAAGCGCTTCGATGATTGGAAGCAGTTTAACGCCGATGGCTTCTACGCCTTCATCAAAGGCAACCTTCAAACGATCCATGCGACCCTGAAAAGTAGCAGCATTCTTTGCAGCTGCTCCACCAAAAAGATCGCTTAATTTAGTCTGAACGTCAGTAAATGACATTGCCTTCAACTCAGCGCTAGATAATCCAATACCTAACTTGCCAAGGGCTGCTGTGTTTCCATCGTAAGCCTTACCCAAAGCATTGGCTACGCCTTCGAGTGGCTTGCCTGTCTGAGTTGAGATGTCAAGTGCTAGTGAAAGTAAATCTTGGGCTTTAGATACATCGCCTGTTGAAAGTGCAAGGCGTGAAAGGGCTGGACGTAACTTGTCGTCTGCTACACCAGTAGCGCGAGCCATCTTATCGATGGAATCTTCAGTAGCTGCAATCTGGGCTTTAGTAGCACCAGTTGCATTTTCTAATGCTGAGGCTAATTTGATTTGACTTTGTTCATCAGCAATAGCAGCCTTAACGCCATCAACGCCGATCTTGACTGCATAGGCTCCAGCAGCTGCAGCAGCCGCTAAAAACGCAGCTCCGGCTACTTTGCCAAACTTTTCTAACTTACCAGCAGAATCCTCGACATCACCATTGGCTGCTTTTAACTTCTTATTGAGATCATCAACGTCAGCAAGGATCGAGAGTTTAAGGGTTCTATTACCTGCCATTAATCCCACTCCTTCAAAATCTGACTAAATGCTTCCTCCCACTTACGAACTAAATCCGGTTGGATCTGTCGCAGGGTTGGATAGATAAAGTAACCTGAGTTACCTCTACCCTTGTTTGGCGTACGCCTTGGGAACTGCTTAAAGCGGTTAGATCCAAACTCCATACCATAAAGCAAATCTAAAGTTGAACCGCCACCGCTAAACTTCTGACGTGCAAAGCCGTAACTAAACTCACCAATCTTGGAAGTCTTGCTTACCTTAACTCCATCAGCAATACGGCGAGCAGCAGTACCTGAAACCGTACGAGTCGCTGCTGCGATCTTAATCTGTCCAGCAGCATACTCAGCAAGATTAGAACTTTCCTTTTTAGCAGCTTCGATGGCTTGATCGTCCATAGCCTTGAAAGCCCTGGTAATACCGCGTAGATCTGATTTGTCATAAGCGATCTTGACTTCATCTGCCATCCGATCGCTCCTTCAAAATCTCTATCGCGGTTAATATGTCGTCTGCATCATCCCAGTATTGCATTGGTATCCCCGTCTCTATTGCTAGAGATACGAGGATCCTGCCTACGCTTCCGGGCTTGTGGCTTTTGGGCTATCGTCTCCGACTGTTACATCAGCAACGGTCTCTGACCAAATATCGTAAGACTTAACAGGCTTTCCAGCGTTCTCTCGCTTATAAGCGTTATAAGCCAGAAACATAAGATCCCAAATGCCAATCTTGTCATTAGCCTGAGAAATCGTGTTGCCAGTTGCCTTCTCCCACTTCGCCCACTCAGGAGGCTGAGCCGTATAAGTTGCTTCGTCGCCTGAGTTGTATGTAATTGTTATTGGTAGTTTCATCTGTGCTCCCGTTGTTAGATTTTAACTGAATGTGTCTGCTGGTGTTC